TCTTGCAATTTATAGTGATTTAGATGTGTCTGTTGCGATTACCGATACAATATGGGGGACTACATTATATACACTATCGACATTTATATATTTAGTATTACCTTAATTGATTACCTAATTATTTTTTGTTTTATACATTATCCATACCTTTTGTATTAAACATAAGTGCATCACCATCATATAAAAAAGAATAAAATAAGATTTACTTTCTACCTTTGCCTGCAGATTTACTTGCATTTACCCCACCGCTTCTGAAAAATAGATAATATATAAAGTATAAAAATGCAATTACAAAAATTATCATAAGTAATATATATATTACCATTCCTGTAATACCTGCAGTTCTGCTTACTTGGCAATATAAACTATCATCAGATATGGGACATTTCTCAACATTGTTAGACCCAGAATTACTCATTAATGCAGCGCTTCCTCCTGAAATTAATGCGCCAGTCGCCGCGCCAGCAACAGCACCAGACGCGGTTCCGGATGATGTGTCAGAGTTTGTATTGGTTGCTTTGCCACTACTACCTCCTTTAAAAGTTTCTAAAAATAGGTTCGTATTTGCCATAATATATATTCTATTATATTAAAATATTAAAATTAATTATTTTGTATAACAATATATGTTGTTAATATAATAAATATATGTTGAAACTATAATATATATGTTGAAACTATAATATATATCTACTATATTAGTAGAATTAATATTAATATTATAATGAATATATTGGAAACATTTATTATTGTTTTTACTATTGTATTATCAACAATAATAATAATATGGTATATTCATTATACGAATGATCATAGTAGCGCTTTTGACAAAAATATGCATTTAAATATAAATTATAAAAAAGAAAAAAGCGAAGGTTCTTGTTCTTCAAGTTGCGACTCTATTGACCCTGTAAGCGACCCGCGATATAATATGCAGCAGATCATTAAACAATCTATATTATTAGAGGAGCATCTTACAAACAAAAATAAAAGATGCAGAGATTGTATCACAAAGCATTTCTTGCATATTATTGGGCTCGCAGAGGAAGCACAAATGTTGGCAACTAATAAAATAAACAAATATCCATTAATAAATGAATCAGTCCTATTATATAATGAACTTTTCAAAATATGGATTAAAAACAAGAACTTAAACGGAAAGGATGAAACATATATTTTGTATTGCACAGATAAATTAAGAGACCACCGCAAACAACTAATAGTAATCTATTTCTTTAATGAAAAATATAATATCGTAAACAATACTAACAAATCAAAAGATCATTCTATGTAGACTATTGTTATATATATGGAATAGTATTATTAACTGTTGCATGATTTATAACATTTTTAATATCCAAGTATGCGCTTTTATGTGCTTCGTAATGGTCTGGATGTATTTCTGATACAAAATCTATGTTCGGATATGCATAAGGAAATGTAGTCGCATAAGAGTTTATTGACAAATATAATGCTACATCCGCTACTACCTGGTATTCACATGAAGTAAAATCATATTTATTATTTTTAAAATATTTACTTACTAATTTTTCTGCTCCTTCACGAGATATGATATACATCCCAGCTGATGGTAATAAATATTGCCATTTAATAAATTTAATATTTTGTGTTATTAATATATTATATAGAGCTTGTACAGTAGGACCATATAAAATAAGTAATTGAACTAATTCGGCATCTTTTGGTAATTCACTAATAAGTTTATTATAATTAATTTCAAATGGAATTATAATATCATCTTCCATAACAACAAACCATTCATTATCTTTATTTTTTAAACCTTCCATAATTGCTTTAATATGACTTGATATAGTTGCATATTCATATTCACAACTGGTACACCCAGGATGTTTACATGTAAGTGGACGTTTATCATGCAACACTTCATCAAAATCTTTAGGTGTTATAGCAGATATTCTTTGATTATCTAATTTATTATTTTTAAATTGTTCTTCCATAAACATTCGCCTGTCAATAGTCTTATCAATATTAATCCAATAATGTTTCATAGATATATTTTAATAACAATTTTGTTTAAATAATATATTAAATATATTCTTAAATAATATTATTTTGATGTGATACATATAATATATTATTTTTGTTATTATTAATTAAATGAAACTAGAACTTAAAAGGTTTGACCCAGCAAGAATTAAGAATGACTCTGTTGTTACGTTTATTGGTAAACGTAATACCGGGAAAAGTTATTGCATGAAAGATATTTTAAGTTATAACAAGGATATACCTGTTGGTGTTGTGGTTTCTCAAACAGAACGCGCTAATGGATATTTTGAAAAGTTTATTCCAAAGATGTTAATATATGATGAATTAGAAGAAAAATTAATTAGCAAGTTTTTAAATAGACAAATTAGTATTACAAATGAGAGAAAAAGAGATATGGCGAAGCATGGGAATTCGTCAATTGACCCAAGAGCATTCTTAATTTTAGATGATTGTATGTATAACAAATCAGCGATGACAGATAAAAATATCAGGTGTATTTTTATGAATGGACGGCATTACAAAATATTCCTTTTAATTACTATGCAACATGGGTTAGGTTTGCCTCCTGACTTACGTTCAAATATTGACTATGTTTTTATTTTTCGTAATAATATTGTGAAAGAGCGAGAGAAAATATACAATCATTATGCTGGTATGTTCCCAACATTTGATGTATTTAACCAAGTTATGAACCAGTGCACTGAAAATTATGAATGTCTTGTTATAGACAACAAAGTGCAATCAAATAATATATCAGATGTTGTATTTTGGTACAAAGCACAAGATGTTAATTATAAGATGTGTTCTCACGACTTATGGGAAATGCAATCATTACAAGACCAACGTGATTTAATGGGATTGACAAATGATGACGGTGAAGACATCGAAGATTATGATCCAGGTGTCTTTGTAAAAAAGAAGAACTCAAAACTTATAAAAGTAAAGAAGCAGACATATTAGAATTATAAATCTAATCAGATATTGCAATACATTTATTAAATAACTCTAAACATTTATCACCGCAATAATAACCACAAATATCACATTTTTTAATTGGAATATTACACTTCTTGCAAATAAATAATGTTCTTGTATATATAATATTATCTGCTGAATAGCAAAGGAAACAATAGGAGTTTTTCTTTAACATATTTTGTTGTAAATAATATAAATATATATTTATATTTATATTTATATATTAGAACCTTGTTGTAAATATTTTAATTTAAAAAAAACTTGGTTTTCTATTTTTACTTGTTGTTTCACTAATATGTATCTTTTTAACCTGACTTATATCTGTGAAATTACTTAACGCACTTGATACACTTGATACACTTTTTGCATCATCATCGACATCGGCATATTTTTTGCTGACGATTTCATTCATTTCATTTTCATATTTTTTATAATCCACTTTACTTTCTGACAATGAGTTATATTCATCTTTAATATTGTCCCATTTATTGTGAATATCATCTTTTTCTTTTTCATCAATATCCTTTTTGGTTTGCGTATTTGTTTGCTCGCTTTTAGTAAATGAAATTTCTTGGATGCTTTCTTCATTTTTTCCACCTTCCTTGAATTCTTCTTCATTGTTATATTTTGTTAATGATGTATCTACTATATTATCTATTTTATTATCCTCTGTATCTTTGTTCCTTTTTATGTCTTCGAACTCTTCTTTACCATAACCATATTCTTTTTTATCATTATCGCGTTCATCATCTTCACCAACATTATCATCATCTTCTCCTTCTTCATCTTCTCCTTCATCTTGTCCTTCATCTTCTCCTTCATCTTCTCCTTGTTCTTCTCCTTCATCTTGTCCTTCATCTTGTCCTTCATCTTCTCCTTGTTCTTCTTCTTCTTCTTCGTCTTCTTCTTCGTCGTCTTCTTCTTCTTCTTCGTCTTCTTCTTCGTCTTCTTCTTCGTCTTCTTCTTCTTCTTCGTCTTCTTCTTTGCATTGGTCTACTTCAATAACCTTTGTGGTTTTCTTTGATTTTTTTGGTTCATTTGCTTCCTTTTCTTCTTCGTCATTATCTTTGAATTGATTTACATTTTCTGTAAGATTGTCTTCAATTTGTTTAAATATTTCATCAAAAGGGACAAAATCTCTAAATGTCTTCTTTATAATTGCTCTAATATTCTCCTCAATTATATTAAGATTATTTTGATATTCAGCGTCCTTGATATTGTTTCTATTATATAAGTATGCGTTTTTCCAAGAAAACGATGCCGCATTTATATAGCATTTATGAACAAAATCTTCGGGGTTAGGAATTTTTATTTTGATATTATCAAATTGTTCTCTGTATTCATATATCTTTATTTTTATAGTTGTTATGATAATGATTTTAATAAGATTTGACAAATATTTGCATTTAGTATATTTAACTATCTTCTTATATTCATCATTTACCATGTTATTATTCCATTTACGGATACTATATAACTCATTTTGAAATCCTTTAAGCCCCTTTTTTTCTTCAATCATTTCAGTATATATTGCATATATACGTTTTGATATTGCGACACTCAAAATATCTTGTATATGTTCAATATATTCGTTTCGCGTATCAATTAAACCTTCCATATATTTAGTAATTTATAATATTCTTTATATAAAAAAAGTAATCTTTATATAGAAATTGCATTTCATTTTTATTAATTACCTTGTAATATTTGTGCAATCTTCGCCTCTAATTCTTTGATACGTACTTCTTGTGATTCAATTCGTCGATGCAGTTCCTGCGTAGCACATACATTCAAAGTGTATATATAATTTTTATCTAATGTATGGAAATCATATATTTCTGTTCCATATACAAATATTTTAGTATCCGTATATTCTTTTTCTGGTTCTTTAATCCTAAATGTTAAGCCATCTATAACCTCTTCAACATCCACGAAAACATCCTTATAATCTTTATCATAACATTTAATATTGTCATTTTGTTTTATAATGTAAATCGGTTGTGAAGGTAATGTTATGATATGATTATTGTAATCTGCTAATAACATGATATTAGGAATATATGATTTTTGAAGACTTGTTGCTTCTGGTATAACTTCCCTTATCTGCTGTGCTATAAATCCATATACTTTGGTGTTGCCCTTTATTACTTTGTCAATATACTTATATGTTTTTGGTTCAATTGCTAATATACTTTGTAACGCACCATCATCATTAATATCTTGTATATCTTCTTTGATTCTACTATCACTACTTGCAATAACTGAACCGCCGTTCGCAGTCCATATACTTGAATTAAATTTCGCACAAACATCTGCAACAGCGGTTGTCCATGTTGTTAGTGCTGTTGATACTTTAAAATACGTATTTGTCTGCGAACCTGTTGTTCCTGTCCCAGCTCCTATTTCTAAAAGGAACCCTGGATTTAAATTTAGACCTACACCTACATTACCATATACAGTAATATTACTACTTTGGTTAATCACTAATGCATTTGTATTTATTCCAGAAGTCGAAGATATAATTTTAAAAGTTCCATCATTAATTATTTTATAATCTACATTTGAATCCCCAACGGTCCCTCGTAAAAGTTCAATAGATGATGATGTAGTTAATTTTCTATATTTTATTATTACAATTCCTGATCCACCTTGACCACCTGTATTAGCACCTCCGTATGCTCCCGAACCACCACTTCCTGTATTAGCAAGAGCATTTCCACCATTTTGAGTTGAACTTGTCCCATTCAAAGTTCCACCACCTCCATCACTTCTTGTTGTTGATACATTAGGAAAAGCATTACCTCCTCCTGCATAAAATGTATTAGTTCCAGTAATACTTACTTGTACACCATCACCACCAAACCCATCCCCGTCTGTGCTTCCTATTTCACCTGCACCACCACCACCTCCTCCTCTACTTGACATAGATGCTCTCCCACCATTATAACCACCAGCTACATAGGTTGTTCCATTCCAAAATGTATTACCTTGTGTTGCTGTTCCTCCGTTAGTCTGTGGATGTCCTCCACCACCACCGGAACCTCCATCACCACCCGGGTTTGGATTAGTTGTTGCACCTTTACCTCCGCCTTTACCAATTAATGTAATATTATCAAACAATAAATTAATATTATTTATATCTGTTATTGAACTATTACTTCCAGCTGTATTTGCAGTTCCTCCTTTACCAACATTAATTTTATATGTTCCTATATTGAATGTTTTATTAATCATGTAAACAACACCACCTGCACCACCTCCACCAGCTTCATTACTTGATCCATCTCCATTTCCACCACCTCCTCCACCACCAATAATTAATATATCGCATATTAATGCCTCTGTTGATGTAAAAGTATATTGAGTTTGTCCCGTTAATCCTACACTATCAGTTGTATAAGGAAACATTAAATACCTATCGGTTGTCCCGATGGTTCCGGGTGTTGTATTTGGAATCACTATTTCTGTTGGAAATCCTGATACTGTATAATTATTTTGTATAGTTAATTTAGTTTCACTAATAGTATCATCATATATATTTAATTTACTTGCAGGGGTATTAGTTCCAATACCTACATTTCCTCTAATTGTTATATTACTACTTTGGTTAATCACTAATGCATCAGTATTTATTCCAGAAGTCGAAGATATAATTTTGAAATCACCATTATAATTCCCTATTTTGTAATCTGTATTACTATCATTTGTAATACCTCGAATTAATTCAATTGACGTTGAAAATGAAGTAACCGGCGCTACTGTTCTTTTGTATCTTATCATAACTATTCCTGAGCCGCCGCTCCCACCACTCCCCCCTCCACTGCCTGTATAGGCAACACCATTTCCACCCCCACCACTCCCCCCCCACCCAATATAACCATCAATATTCTCACTAAATGCTTCATTATTCGCAAACCAAGTTTTGAAATTATATACTGTTCCATTAATTGTTACTTCATTTAATCCTCCACCTCCTCCTCCGTTTTGGGCATACGGTCCGTTGTTTCCGCCGCCTCCGCCTATACCTCCGCCTCCTGATTGCCCCGGTTCGTACCCGGTCTGTCCACCTGCATTACCTAAAACCACGTAAGTTGATGTTGAGGTAGGTCCAGTATATGAACCATTAACCACATTATCACCTACGGGATACCCACGGTATAACAATCCTCCCGCTGCTCTACCCCCGCCACCTCCACTGCCGCCATACCCACCATTTCCACCATAACCTCCACCATTACCACCTCCTCTTGCAAGAAATCTTGTAGTTCCCGCAACTGATATAGAGCAATCAGAACCACTCGCGAAATTAACACCACCGTCACCTACAACTACAACACAAGAACCTGCTGGTAATGTTTGATTTATTGCTACTATACACGCTCCTGAACCTGCACCACCACCATTTCCACCACTTCCACCACCTCCCCCGATCATCAATATATCACATACAATACCACCAAAAGGAATTGTAAAAGTATAATTTGATCCTGTTGTTTTGAAAATCAACAACTTATCTGTTGAATTTGTAATATTTCGACTTACATTTGCTAAAGGGACTGAAAACAATTCAGTAGTCGTATTATTTTGTATAGTCAATTTAATTTCACTATATATATCATCATATATATTTAATTTACTTGCAGGATTACTTGTACCAATACCAACATTGGAATTATAATATATACCTGTATCGGTACTAGTCCATTTACTGCTTATTGATACTATACGATTTACCAAAATATTACTTGTTGATAGAACATAATTACTTATATTTGTATTATTAGAAGTTACTAATACTCCTGATAATCTACTTCCGTCTCCTGTAAATGATTTTGCAGAAACATTTCCTTCAATAGCAACATTACCACTTTTGTTAATAACTAATGCATCAGTATTTATTCCAGAGGTCGAAGATATAATTTTAAAATCACCATTATAATTTCCTATTTTGTAATCTGTATTATCATCATTAGCCCCTCCCCTTGTTAATTCAATAAATGATGACATATTTTGTAAAACTCTATATCTTATTATTGCAATCCCTGACCCCCCACCACTATAATTTCCACAACCACCACTACCTGTATTTGCGATTCCATCTACACCGGGTTCTCCAGAACCACCTCCTAATCCCCCTGCTGCAGGGGATCCCCCCACAACCCCGCCTCCTCCACCTCCTATATAATAATTACTGGTTATTACATCTTGAACTCCAAATGAAGTATTATTTGCAAAATAACTTCGAAAATTATATGTCTGTGAATTAATTATTACTTGGTGTAATCCATCACCTCCTTTTCCAGGCTGACCATTTGCAACATGATCTTGACCGGCAGTTCCTATACCACCCCCGCCAGCACTAGCCCAAGAATAGAATAATGTTTCTGAACCATTTTGCATTTGGTTACCACCTTTATTAGCTAGAACTGCATAAGTTGTTGTAATAATAGGACCAGTTGTAACACCTGCTACAATATTTGAAATCACAGGATTTCCACCAGAACCAATATTATACCCTGCACCAGAACCACATCCTCCATCTACACCATTATTACTATCACTTACAGAGGTTCCTCCACCCATTGCTCTATATAATATATTTGAATTTACAGATATTGTCGTATCAAGCCCATTAAGTGATTTTCTTTCTTTTTGAGCACCACTGCCTATTGATACTGTACAAGTACCTGCATTTAATGTCTGATTTATTGCAACTATACATGCACCAGCACCTCCACCACCTGACATTGAATAATCAGCTCCACCGCCTCCAATCATCAATATATCACAACTAATACCTCCTGAAGGAATTGTGAAATTATAAGTTCCTTGTGTGAAAATCATAAATTTATCTGTTGAACCTGTAATAGTTCCGCTTGTAGATACAGCTGGTATTGGTGTTATTGTAGATACGGGTGTATAAGTTACAAAATTATTTTGAATTAATAAACTTGTATTATTAGTTAAATCATTATAAAGATGTAATTTATTATTTGGAAAACTGGTTCCAATACCAACATTGGAATTATAATATATACTATTATTCGATGTTGTCCATTGCGAAGAAGAAGAACTTATTCTATCCACCAAAATATTACTTGTTGATAGAACATAATTACTTATATTTGTATTATTAGAAGTTACTAATACTCCTGATAATCTACTTCCATCTCCAGTAAATGATGTTGCTGCTACATTTCCTCTAATTGTTATATTACTACTTTGGTTAATCACTAATGCATCAGTATTTATTCCAGATGTTGAAGATATTATTTTGAAATCACTATTATAATTCCCTATTTTGTAATCTGTATTACTATCATTTGTAATACCTTGAATTAATTCAATTGATGCAATTTTAGAAATAATAGGTCTATATCTTATCATCACTATTCCAGAGCCACCAGCCCCACCACTCCCACCTCCACTGCCTGTATAGGCAACACCATTTCCACCCCATCCCGCGCCGCCCCATCCAATATAACCATCAGCATTCTCACTAAATGCTTGATTATTCGCAAACCAAGTTTTAAAATTATATAATATTGAATTAATTGTTACTTCAGTTAGTCCTCCGCCTCCTCCTCCGCTATACCCAGCGAGGGTGACATTACCTCCGCCTCCGCCTATACCTCCGCCTCCGGCTTGCCCCGGGTCTGCACCGACATATCCACCTGCATTACCTAAAACCATGTAAGTTGATGTTGAGGTAGGTCCAGTATATGAACCATTAACCACATTATCACCTACGGGATACCCGCGTCCTGTTCCTCCTCCAGCTGCTCTACCCCCACCTCCTCCACTTCCACCCCACCCACCACCCCCACCATAACCTCCACCATTACCACCTCCTCTTGCAAGAAATCTTGTAGTTCCAGTAACTGATATAGAGCAATCATAACCACCAGCGAAATTAACACCACCATCACCTACAACTACAACACAAGAACCTGCTGGTAATGTTTGATTTATTGCTACTATACACGCTCCTGAACCTGCACCACCACCATTTCCACCACTTCCACCACCTCCCCCGATCATCAATATATCACATACCATACCACCAAAAGGAATTGTAAAAGTATAATTTGATCCTGCTGTTTTGAAAATCATAAACTTATCTGTTGAACCTGTAATATTTCCACTTACATTTGCTGAAGGGGTTGACAACAATTCAATACTATTAATATTAGTAATATTATTATTATGTATTGTTAATTTTGTTTCATTTATTACATCATCATATAAATGTAGTTTACTTGCAGGGGTATTAGTTCCAATACCAACATTACCTGATGAATTAATAACTAATCTATCATCTGGTGTTGATGTATTTACTACTGATTTAATTTTAAATATCCCATCATAATTACCTACGCTATAATCTACATTCCCATCTGTTGTAGTTCCTCTAACTAATTCTAATGATGATGATGTTGATATTTCTAATCTATATCTTATAATAACTATACCTGTTCCACCTAATCCTCCATTATTACCTGTTCCATCATATTTACCACCACCACCACCACCTCCTGTTCCTGCTATTCCATCTTCTGCGGTAAGTTCAGTTCCGCCATCAAAACCACCACTACCACCACCGCCTAATAATCCATTACCTCCATTACCATAACCTCTATTCCCAGCACCACCATAGGTATTACCACCACCACCACCAGCAAACCAACCTGAATGTCCTACACCTGAACCAAAATATGATATATAACTTTGTCCTGCTCCACCATTACCTCCACCTGTTGATACAATACCACTTCCAACACCACCAGCACCACCACCACCACCTGATGCGTGAGATGGAGACCCAGAAATATTGTTTTTACCAACACCCCCATCATTACCGAATGATTGAAAACCTGAATATGTTATTTTATTACTTACCCCTCCCTGTGATTGTATCCCACTATCTCCGTGAGAACCACCGCCACCACTTCCACCAGCACTACCATTTGTCCCTGTTATATTAGTTGCTCTTGTTCCACCACCACCGCCACCCTTTGCAAAATATTCAACACTATTTAATGTTATAGAACTATCTACACCATTTACCCCATTAACACCATTATCATTTGTCGTTGCCCCTGCTCCTCCATTACCAACTTTAAGAGATACAATATTATTCATACCTAATTTTATATTAGTTGCAAACAATACAGCACCAGCACCTCCACCACCTCCAAACTTACCACCACCACCACCACCTCCAACAACTAATATATCGCAAACAAGATTTTCAGTAGGTGTAAAACTATAATCCTTAAATGTTGCCGTTCCTGAATAAGGAAATACTAAAATTCTGTCTGTGCTTCCTATGGTTGATGATGTAGCACCTACAACGGAAATTAGCGTAGGTAAAGCACCAGCGACTACATTATTATTATTTTGTATTGTTAGTTTTGTATCATTTATCGTATCCTGATATATATGTAATTTTGTGGTTGGTGTTGTCCCTATCCCTACATTGGAATTATAATATATACTATTATTCGATGTTGTCCATTGACTTGATTTATTATTTTTAATTGCATCCACCAAAATATTACTTGTTGATAGAACATAATTACTTATATTACTATCTAACCTCACAGAATAATTACTTCCCCATACACCTACTTTGTCGCTATAATTACTTCCAAAACCTACTTCTGTCCTTATTCTATCTATCAAAATATTACTTGTCGATAGAACATAGTTACTTAAATTTGTATCATTTGAAGTTAATAATACTCCTGATAATCCTCTCCCATCACCAGTAAATGATGTTGCAGTAACATTTCCTCCAATTGTCACATTACCTAATGAATTTATTGTTAATCTATCGGTTGGTGTTCCAGATACTGATGATATAATTTTAAAATCACCAGCATAATTACCTAATTTCCAGTCATTATTTGCATCTGTTATTGTTCCTCTTAATAGTTCAATAGATGATGATGATGGTAATATATATCTTAATATTACTATACCTTCAAAACCATTACCTCCATCTCCAAAGTTTGCTCCACCACCACCACCTCCTCCTCCATAATATGTTGCATTATTACCTATATAAAATGTTGCAGGTCCTCCACCACCTAAACCCCCTGTTGTGCCATTTTGATTATGACCACCACCACCACCACCAGCATAATATAAATTAGAACCTGTAATATTTACTTGTGTTCCAATTCCTCCATTTCCACTATTTACACCAGCACCTCCTGAACCACCTCCACCACCACCAGATGCACCACCTAAACCACCCAAATATCCCTGCCCTGCTGTATTAACATTAAAACTTTCTCTTGTTGTATCACCTGTTCCCAAACCTCCACTACTTCCATATGGGCCGAGATTACTTGGTTCAACATCACTTGGATGCCCGTATCCACCACCACCTCCACCATATGCTATATGGTTTGCATTAGTTCCTACAAAAGATGTATTAGTTCCTTTACCACCTACAACACTTGTCTGTGACCCTCCTGAACCACCTAATCCATTTTTACCAACTTTAATAGTATAATTACCTGTTAAAGTAGTGTTTTGAATATATAATAGACCACCAGCACCACCACCACCAGCATCTGTTTTACCACCACCTCCGCCTCCACCTACTATTAAAATATCGCAAACTACACCACCAGCGGGAGCGGTAATAGTATATAGAGTTTGTCCTGAACCTGCCCCTGCTGTTTCTGTTGTATATGTAAATACCATATATGTATATACCCCAGTAGTTCCTGTCGTTGTAGGTGTAGCAGTTATAGCACCTCCTGCAAATTCATTCTGTATAGTTAATGTTGTTGTATTAGCGACATTATCATATAAATGTAATTTTGTTTGAGGGGAAATGGTCCCAATACCTACATTGGAATTATAATATATACTATTATTCGATGTTGTCCATTGCGAAGAAGAAGAACTTATTCTATCCACCAAAATATTACTTGTTGATAGAACATAGTTACTTAAATTTGTATTATTTGATGTTAATAATAATCCTGTTAATCCTCTTCCATCTCCAGTAAATGATGTTGCAGCTACACTTCCTCCAACAACAATATTACTACTAACAGCGATATTACCACTAACTGCAACATTACTACTTTGATTAATCACTAATGCATCTGTATTTATTCCTAAGGTCGAAGATATAATTTTGAAATCACCATCATAATTTCCTATTTTATAATCTGTATTACTATCATTTGTAATACCTCTTGTTAATTCAATAGAAGATGACCTATTTATTTCAGCTTTATATCGAATAATAACAATTCCAGAACCACCCTCACTTGCATATCCACAACCTCCACTACCTGTATTAGGAATTGCATTCACGTTTCTCACACCAGAACCACCACCTAATCCACCTGCGCCATCTTCATAGGGACCACTACCACCACCACCACCACCAATATAATAATTACTATTTCCATCATTAACACCAAAATTATTACCACCATTTGCAAAATAATTTCTAAAATTATATGTTTTATTATTTATAATTGCTTGATATAATCCATCACCCCCCTTACCAGGTGGATTTAAACCAGTATGATTACCACCGGGTGTTCCTATGCCACCTCCACCCGCTTTATTATAAGACGATGAATTTATTCCATCACCATTTTGCAGTTGGTCTCCTCCTTTATTACCAAAAACAGCATAATTTGATGTAATAATTGGACCTGTATCTAAACCTGCAACAATATTTATATCTTGAGGGTTCCCTCCTGTGCTAATACTATCGCCAGCGCCAGAACCACACCCCCCATCCTCTCCATTCCCATCCCATCGTACACTACCTCCACCTCCCTTTGCAAGATATATTACATTTTGATTTCTCAATATTGCACTATTTTTTCCTACACTTGATGCATTTTTATAATTTCCAAGTGCACCATTGCCAACAATTACTGAATACAACCCTTCAACTAATGTTTGATTTATTGCAACTATACACGCACCTGCGCCTCCGCCACCTGATATTGTGAAATCACCTCCACCTCCACCAATCATCAAAATATCGCAATTAATACCTCCTGGTGGAATTGTTAAACTTGTAGTTCCACTTGTGAAAATCATAAATTTATCAGTAGAACCTGTGATAATTCCACTTGCATATGCTTCTGGTGATGATATTAATGTAGGTGCCTCATAATTATTTTGAATTGTTAATTTTGTAGTATTCGTAGTATCATCATATAAATGTAGTTTACATGTTGATGTTGTACTACCTATTCCTACATTCCCGTTTTGATTAATAACTAATGCATCTGTATTAATATTTGATGTCGAAGATATAATTTTGAAATCACCATTATAATTTCCTATTTTATAATCTGTATTACTATCATTTGTAATACCTCTTGTTAATTCAATACAAGATGACCTATTTATTACACCAGGTGCCTCATAATTATTTTGAATTGTTAATGTTGTAGTATTCGTAGTATCATCATATAAATGTAGTTTACATGTTGATGTTGTACTACCTATTCCTACATTCCCGTTTTGATTAATAACTAATGCATCTGTATTAATATCTGATGTCGAAGATATAATTTTGAAATCACCATTATAATTTCCTATTTTATAATCTGTATTACTATCATTTGTAATACCTCTTGTTAATTCAATACAAGATGAACTTAATACTAATAAATATCTTATTATAATAATACCAGACCCTCCATTCCCTGCAATTGAACTTAAATATCCACTTCCTCCTCCTCCTCCTCCCGTATGTTGTCCGCCATTCATAAGTATAGGTAATGTATAAGAACTCCCTCCTACTTCTCCATATATCTCGGAACCATATGATCTTTCTCCACCAGCTCCTCCTCCTCCTATTCCTCCATTTGTAGAAGTAGAAATATAACCTCCGCCACCTCCTCCACCACCCCAATAATAATCCTGACCTGTAATATTAATTAATACACCAGCTCCACCATTACCTGTTTGTGCAGTACCGCTATTTCCATCACCTCCGACACCACCAGCACCTCCCCCTCCTGCTGATTGCAAACCCGTTCCGAATTGTGTTAATCCTGTTCCTCCAATATTACCATTATATAATGTAGAAGTAGTTAATATAGTTCCCTTTGTAGATATACCAACAACACCTGCAATAATAGATACATAAGAACTTCCAGACTTACCACCTGCACCACTTCCTCCGCTATTTGCAGTTGTTTGTGCTGGCCAATGTATATTACCAGAAGAACCACCTCCTAATATTATTGCTCCAAACCCTTCAGTTGATTTCCCTCTAACTTCTCCTTGTATTGCACCATTGCCAACTTTGATATCATAATTACCAGGCTCAATACTTATATTTGAACCATATAACACCGCCCCGCCACCTCCACCTCCACCAAACTCCATACCTCCAGCACCACCACCACCAACCATCAAAATATCACATATTATACCTCCAGATGACACATTAATAGTATATAGGGTTTGTCCAGAACCTATACCAGCTGTTTCTGTGGTATATGTGAAAACCTTGTATTCGTAATTACCTACATATCCTGTCGTCGTTGCAAGAGGTGTTGAAGTTATAGTAGTTGGAAGTATATTATTTTGAATTGTTAATGTTGTAGTATTCGTAGTATCATCATGTATATGTAATTTGCTTTCAGGATTATATGTACCAATACCAACATTGGATGTGTTATAATATATCATATTGTTAGAAGTAGTCCATTGACTTGATATAATACCGGATAATCCTCTTCCGTCTCCTGTAAATGATGTTGCGGCTACATTTCCGCTAATTGTTATATTACTACTTTTGTTAATAACTAACGCATCTGTATTTATTCCGTAAGTTGAAGATATTATTTTGAAACTACCATCATAATTACCCACGCTGTAATCTACCGATCCATCTGCTGCTGTTCCTCTTGTTAATTCTAATGATGCAGAAGTTGAAGTTTCAACCCTGTATCTTATAATAACAATACCTGTTCCTCCTGCACCACCATCTAAATCTGCTTCCGTACCTCCATCTAATTTACTACCACCACCACCACCGCCAGTATTTGGTAATCCATCTATACCAATAGTGTCAACAGTTCCATCATACCCTCCATTACCACCACCTCCTAATAACCCATTACCTCCATTACCATATCCACCTATACCAGCATTAAAATATGTATTACCACCACCTCCACCTGCAAACCAACCGCTCTGCCCTACACCAGTTCCAAAATATGATATAAACTCTATACCTGCTCCACCATTACCACCGCCTGTTATGAGCGAAATATTACCACCAACACTTCCAGCACCACCGCCACCTCCTGATGCGCGAGTTGGGGCAGAACCGGATGTTGTTAATCTTCCAAAACCACCAGCATTACCAAATGATTGAAATATAGAATATGTTATTTTATTACTTAAACCTCCTTGTTGTCGAGGTGCAGTGTTAGTATAAGAACCACCACCTCCAGAACCTCCTACATTACCATCTTTACCAGCAAAACTACCTGTATTTTGCCATGTTCCTCCACCTCCACCACCTTTCGCTAAATATTCAAACCCGTTCAATGTGATTGAACTATCAATACCATTATTACCATTAATATATCCATCTGCAGTTGTTGTTCCTAATCCTCCTTTACCTACCTTAATTAAAATTTGACTATTTTTTGCTAATTTCAGGTTAGACCCAAATAAAACACCACCCCCTCCTCCTCCTCCTCCAAACTTACCACCACCTCCTCCTCCGCCAACAATTAATATATCACAAATAATATTTTCAGTAGGTGTAAAACTATAATCTTTAAAATCTCCACTACCTGAATAAGGAAATACAAGCATTCTATCCGTTGTCCCTATTGTTGTTGATGTTGCACCTACAACGCTAATTTCCGTAGGAGGAGCAGTTGCAACAATATTAGTATTATTTTGAATTATTAATTTTGTATTACTTGTAATATTATCATATATATGTAGTTTATTTAAGGGATTTGTTGTTCCAATACCAACATTAGAATTATAATATATACCTGTATTTGATGTGATCCATTGACTACTTACACCACTCATAATTAGTGAAACCAACGCATTACTCGATGAACGAACATAATTACTTGCATTACTATCTAACATTGCAGAATAATTACTTCCAAATCCTACTTCAGAATTAATACGACCAACTAAACTATTACTTGTCGATAATACATAATTACTTGCATTATAATCTATATCTCGATTATTTATTTTGTATTTACCAGAAATATTAACATCTCCATTATTTGCAATATTAAATACTATTGCATTTGAATTTGAAGCATTTAAAATATCTGTATAAATATCCTTTTGCTGTATCTTTAAAGCAACAGTTGCTGTGTTTTCATTTACTACTTCTAATCTTTCTGTTGTATATACAATTGTTTCAAGTCTTGTACTATCACCAAGAACTATCAAATTAGAATTAATAGTCAAATTACCATTAACTAATAAATTATTATTATATCTATTATTAACTATAAACTTATTTTTACTATTTATTGTTTCTGTAATATCATCTGTTACTAAATTGGCAATGTGATTTATCAACATATTGCTTGTCAATACTATATAATTACATACATTCGTAGCAGCTGTATAGTATATTAATCCGTTTAATTTACTCCCATCCCCATAAAATGTTTTTGCCGTAATATTTCCTTCAACTGCAACATTACTACTTTGGCTAATCACTAATGCATCTGTATTTATTCCAGAAGTCGAAGAAATTATTTTGAAATCACCTCCATAATTACCCACACTATAATCTATATTACCTGCAATTGCACTATTTCTTATTAATTTTAATGATGCTGATGTTGGTGTTGTCAATGGGTCTTTCCTATATCTTAAAATAACAATACCTGTCCCTCCACCACCCCCACCGTTTCCATCATAATCATCGCCACCGCCTCCACTACCTGTATTTGGTTTTCCATCTTCAACTGATAAGAATAAAAATCCTCCTAATGCCCCATTACCACCGCCACCTTGACCTCCAAATCCTCTATTTCCAATGTTCTCTGTTGCGTATGTATTACCTCCTCCACCACCAGCAAACCACCCTTGAATTCCAACATTTGCACCAAAATACGATATAAATTCTTTTCCTATCCCACCATTGCAAACCCCCGGAGTAGTCGAGAAATCAACACCCGCACCACCGGCACCTCCTCCACCACCTGAAACAAATGTATTACCTAACCCAAGTTTTCCAAACCCTCCATTATTCCCAAATGATTGAAAATTAGAATATGATACGTTGTTAGTTGTTCCACCTAATCC